TTTATTAATCTCCCATATTGTAAATCACATATATGATTTATGAGTCTATTAATAGTTGAACATCTTACGATATCGTTTAATGATAATTTATTGAATATTTGGTATACTATATCACTTTGGTCCATTTTACTCTTTCTTAATAGAATATTTGTCTTACAACAAAAAATTCAATTTTTTATTGTATGATCTTACAATTAATAAGTTGTCCTATTGTTTCTGGTAATTCTGTAATTTGATTATCAGACAACGATAAGTATCGCAAATTAACAAGTTGTCCTATTGTTTCCGGTAATTTTGTAATTTTATTATTAGACAACGATAAGTGTTGCAAATTACTAAGTTGTCCTATTATTTCTAGTAATTCTGTAATTTGATTATTCGACAACGATAATTCTTGCAAATTACTAAGTTGTCCTATTGTTTCTGGTAATTTTGTAATCTTATTATTACGCAACCATAATTTTCGCAAATTACTAAGTTGTCCTATTGTTTCCGGTAATTTTGTAATTTTATTATTAGACAATGATAAGTGTCGCAAATTACTAAGTTGTCCTATTGTTTCCGGTAATTTTGTAATTTTATTATTATACAATGATAATTCTTGCAAATTACTAAGTTGTCCTATTGTTTCTGGTAATTCTGTAATCCTATTATTATACAACCATAATTCTCGCAAATTAACAAGTTGTCCTATTGTTTGTGGTAATTCTGTAATTTGATTATCAGACAACGATAATTCTTTCAAATTAACAAGTTGTCCTATTGTTTCCGGTAATTTTGTAATTTTATTATTATGCAACCATAATTTTTGCAAATTACTAAATTGTCCTATCATTTTTGGCAACTTAATAATATTTCTCAATTGAAAATCTAATGCGTTCGTAGAAAAAAATTTGAATAAATTAAGGTCTGAATATTTTTTTATAAAACCTTCTAATTCATAACAAGCTACATACATTTGTTTGTAGGAGCTTTTATAAAAAAGGTTTGCTAGGATGTTCTCATAGTCATTTATTAATCTCGCGTATTGTAAATCACATATGCGATTTATAAGTTTATTAACAGTTGAACATCTTACGATGTCGTTTAATGATAATTCATTGAATATTTGGTATACTATATCACTTTGGTCCATTTTACCCTTTCTTAATAAAATATTTGTCTTACAATAAAAAATTCAATTTTTTATTGTATGATCATCAAAGTTACATGCAAAGTTATTGCCAATATTTGCAATTAACTGGATCATTAAAGTTATGTGCAAAGTTACTGCCAAGATTTGCAATTGGCTGGAGATTTGCATGCGAATTCAACAGACTATTGAAGTTACTGCCAAGATTTGCAATTGGCTGGAGATTTGCGTGTAAAGTTACTATCAAAATTTGCCTACGAATTAATTGATAACATTTTATCAAATATTATCGATTAACCAATCTGCCTCACTAACTTCCTAGCTTGTTTATCCACAAGCGAAAATATCATCTCATACTTATCTTTGTCAGCCTTTTTAGAATGACCTTTAATCCATTTTACATCTACATTGTTATTTTTTACCAAATCAATCAAAGTTTTATAAAATTCATAATTGCGATGATTTTTCAACTTTTCATCGTACTGTCTCCTTTCTATTAAATTAACAAAATTTTCACAATCAGTGTATAAAGTTATATGTGACAGTTTGTTGGGCATCATGTCGACGATCACCAAAACGTGATGGATGGTTGTCATCTCTGCAATAGTGGAGGATGATGAGATCATTGAAATAGTTTTGATATCGATCGGATCGTCAAGATCTTCAATAATCAAATAACATCCTATCGCAATATTATTTTTTACACTCGAATCTGTAAAGATATGCATTGTTCTATAATAACATTGGTAGTTCTATGATAAAATAATAAAATAATCATTTTTTTACAATATCTCGATAGTATTCAATAGTTACGATAGTTTTCAAGGAACAGCCATTCCTCACTGGCCACCTGGCAAAGATGCTCGAAAGCAACAGGAGTTTTAAAAGTACACGGGGGGAAATACTCATCATCTTCACCGATAACATTAGTTTGACTCTTTTTTCTCTTCTCAGCGTGCCAAAAATTTTTAATAGTATTCGGCGCCAGTGACATTTCTTTTCCTATTTTGGTCCATTTGTTACCCCAAATTTTTCGAAAATACAAGATTTGCTTGATTTGCTTTTTGGTAAGCGGCCTCTTTTCTTTTATTGATGTTTCAACATGATTATTATATCTTTCCACGCATTGTTTTCGATGACGATTTGGAAAAAATTCTTTGAAATCTGCCCCAGTTGGAAATTTAGTCCTCAAATAAATTTTTACCAGTTTTTCATCATCTTCCCTTGTCCATGCAACTCTTTGTTTTCCCATTTTTGACATATTGAAAGCATAAATGGAACTAAATATCAAATAATATTTCAATTTTTTATCATATAGTTATTAAAAAAATTATAAAGTAATGTTATATTTACATATAACAATGGACGCAAATATGTATGCATCAAGAACGATATGGAATAAAAATGATATTTGGGTGGATGATAATATGGTTACTCATTGTTTGGGATGTAATGTTCAATTTAATTTCATAACAAGAAAACACCATTGTCGAACATGCGGTAATATTTTCTGCTCAACATGTGTCAGCAATTACATGGTAGTCCCAGATTTTATAATTGATAAACCTAATCCGAACGATTATTGGAACCTATCACATTATGTAAAATCACTCAAAGGACCAAAAGAAAAGGTTTGTTCAGATTGTTTTATATTTATCACTGGTAAAATCCAATCGTATAACAATATTGCAAAAATATTAGATAACCCAGTATCCATAGATAAAATTAAAAACTTATCTGATGTGGATGTCGATATCAAAAGTCATTACTTTGATCATTTGCGAAACATTCAATATTATCTACCTAATCATGATTATACCCAGCATGACAAAAAGATATTAAGCGCAAATGCATCGTATTTTGCGGGTCATAGTAAATACCTGATGCATTTGATCAAATCTATAAACTGGTATTCTAAAACTTTGTTTATCAGTGGCATAGAAAAATCAGAACTGTTAAATTCAACTAGAAACACAAACAATATTCAAAAAAATTCAGATATGATAATGAAATTATTATCAAGTGAAAAACATGTACAATGTTCGAATTTATATTGTACTCGCACGTGTCAGGAAACGCTATCGTGCGATGACTGTATCAGTATTTTATTTACATGTGCACATGTTCTGCCACCCGATATTCTTCAGTATGTATTTAGTATCATATCAAATTCATCCGATGATATAATTTTAAACCATCTAACATTTTTTATTGGACTAATCAAAAATAATAACGATAACAAACTTTTGCAGACGTTGTTGTATAATCTAATAAATTCTTCGTGCAAAAACATATACAGATCATTCTGGTTACTAAATAATGACAAAAAAAATTCAACTAATCAACAAATTATGAACATAGATCTATTTTTAAACCTGTTTGATGACGAATTGATAGAGCAAATGACAACCGAATACTTGTTTTATGCAGGATTAATTGAAAATTTACACGACCCCGTAAAATATTTATCTCATACGTTCAACCAAATAAAACCTATTACTGTACCATATGATCCATCAATATATTTATTAAACGTAGATTTGGATAGTATAAGTATCAAAAATAGTTATACTAAACCGGTGATAATCACTTTCGAAACAAATGTTGGACATAAACGAATTTTATTCAAAAAAGAATCCATCATGAACGATGTTATTGTGCTTAATTTGATGACAATTTGTGACATTATTTTAAAAGAAACTGTACATCAAAGTTTTGACGCAATCATATATCCAGTGATGCCGTTAACAAACGATTCTGGGATGATTGAACTAGTTGATAATTCAATGACGGTGCACGATATTTTAAACAGTAAGAAAACTATTTTGCAACACATATTAGAAACAAATGAAGATAAAATTGTCGGTCATGTTATCGATAAATATATGTTTAGTTTAGTTTCATACACTTTGCACAGTTACTTTATTGGTCTTGGCGATAGACATTTGCAAAATATAATGATAACAGACGAAGGATCAATATTTCACATCGATTTTGGTTTTATTTTAGGAAAAGATTCTCATCCTATTACATTTGGCGATATCAAGCTTAATACTGGCATGTTGGATGTATTGGGTGGTCAAGATAGTGTTAAATATGAAGCATATTTAGAATTATGTGCTGATGGAGTAATTGTTCTTAGAAAATATTTCAATATATTTTTCATATTATTGTGTCAATTGCGTAACAAAACGTTGGACGAAAAAAATATCGAAAAATTTATATTGTCGCGTTTTCAACCTCGTCAGTCTGATAATTCTGTCGTAACCGAACTATTAACAGTCATTCGCCATTCAAACGACACATATTCAGACATAATTCGCGATTTTTTACATTATCATTCACAAGAGAAAACAGTCCAAAATCGCTTCGGCCAACTCGTCAATGTAGCTATGAGCCTTATTGGTTAGTTTATTTGTCTGAAATATTCGATGCATACCATTGTTATCATAAAATGTGGAATGACTCGCATCAGATTTATATGAAATCCTCTATAATAGTATCTAATCCCACTATCTTTTGGATATAGTTGCTGGTCACTTATTTGACGAATCTTTAAATAATCAATTGGATGTAATATTAACGAAGAAGTAATAGCAGAACATGCTGATGCGATATATATGTTATCAATATGATATTTGTAAAAATCATACAAAGGAAAAAGTAAAGAAGTTAGGACGATATTTTTGGTTAAACTTTTGCTACCTCCTCTATAAAATAATTTAGGACCAACTAATTTTAATTCTTTCAGAAAATTAAAATTATTTTGCTTATGAACTTTTACGACATCAATTGGATGCACAAACATCGTAGATATAATACCACTAATCATGCCATTTATCATATTCCCTAGCAAGTTTCTTTTTTGTGTTTCTCGATATGTCTGGAGATATGAATAAGCTGTGAACTTTGTAGCTGAAGACATTGTTTGGGATAATATTGCCCATCCACTCGAATTATAAAATCCTGCAATTCCTCTAAATCGATATACATCCCATGCTACTCCCCTTATGGAAATATAATTCAAATTGGTTTGATAAATGGTTTTAATAGTGCAAATTGGCAAAGTTACTATCTCTGCAATACTTGCTGCTAACATTGATGTTTTGAAAGTATCCATTATTTGATATTTACTAGACATTTTTTATATATTGATCACCGATCAATATGTAAAAATCAAACTGTACCTTTATGAACACAATAAATCCCATCCATATTTTTAAATTTCGTTTTGAACTTGAGAGAGATATGTTCTTTAACATCTGATGCGTTCGTCCCTAGCGTCAAAATGAAATTTGTTTGATTATTAAATGTTAAAATGATCTTATTTTGGTCTTCTTTTTCTGTCTCGCAACTTGTAATATGTTTTACTGTTTTGATGCCAAAATCATATATTACAAACCGTGATTTTAATAATTTTAATACTATCCTATCATCTTCCGAAAACAGATGACTATACAAATATTTTGCCCTTTCCTGATTATCATCAATTACTGAAAGTACCAGATCGCACGTTGGCTCAAATAATTCATCATTTTTTGTCTCCGTCGGAACTTCCGAAAATTTATCAAAAGACCTTACTTGTTTATACATTTTTTTATTTAATTTATCATACTCCTCGGTATATGTATCATGATTATCCGATTTTTTTTTGAAATTATATATTTTGGCAAGCTTATCCGGAATAATGTCCTTAATTTTGATATCTGCGTGTGACAGACTAATATAGTAAAAAGACTCCCCATTATCAGTACTCAATCGTATATCATGCAATTCTTCATCTATGTTATTTGTTTCATACAGATTGATATCCCCAAGATAATTAAATAATCCTCCAGCAACATGTGATGCATATTTATTGAAATATAACTTTTCATCGATTTCCAACTGACCAAATTTTTTAATCATCTTTTTTTGTAATAACATTGTTCTAGTACATAATGTCGTGCCCATCTTATCGAACATGGCAGCCAAACAATATGAGAACATTTCTTTATCAACAGACATATTATTGTTGTCTTTGGGTTAGCTACTATGTGATAGACAGTTTTTTTATCAATTTTTTTAATGTTTCAAACAGAAATAAAATAACTGGTATTATAAGTATGTTTGGTAATTTATCTTATTATTTTTGTCGAAGTTATGCGTTTATGGGATATTATGTTAACAAATATGTCACTCCAGCCTTCTATAATAACTTACCCGAGGTAGAGCAAGAAGATTCTTTTAGTAAAGAAATAAATGCGGTAACGGTAAATAAAACTGACTATCATTTTCTAGTTTTCTCAGGCGGTGGTATCAAAGGAATATCATATTGTGGTGCGTTGGATGTTTTGGATAGCAATAACATCTTGTATGACGAAGATGGAAATTTTAAAATTATGGGATTTGCGGGCACAAGTGCTGGATCAATAATAGCAGCTTTATTGGCTGTCGATTACAAACCAAAAGAGATCAAAAAAATCATGAAGAAACTCAATATGCGGGATTTAGTGGACGATAAATCAGGTATGGTTAGGGACGGTCTCCATTTGATAGAAAAATACGGTACCGCTCCAGGTAACTTTGTGCTTAATTTTTTGGGAGATTTGATTAAGGCTAAAACAGGTAACGAGGATTACACAATTGATCAATTATATGCTGACAAAGGAATTAAGCTAGTAATTGTCGGGACGGATATGAATATATGTGCATCGCAATATTTTTATCCTAATGATGGTAGTAATATTACGATAAGAAAGGCAATTAGAATATCAATGAGTATCCCATTTTTATTCGAACCAGTTTTGCATAATAAAAATTATTATGTTGATGGTGGAGTTTTAGATAATTATCCTTTGCATGTATTTGACGGCGAATATCCCGGAGAGAAGACATCAAGATGTGGAATGTGCAAACCGAATGATAAAGTGTTAGGATTGCAAATTATAACTGAAGATAGTACCAACGACGATGGAACAGTTACGAGAGAGGAAATTGGTAACCTCTTACAATTTAGTTTTACGTTTATAAAAACATTTATGTTGGAAAATGATCGACGAATGCTTACGCCAACGAACAAAAAACGAACTATCAGAATAGTCACCCCTAACTATCCAGCGACTAATTTTGCCATATCCGATGACGATAAGAAACTTTTAATGGAATGCGGAAGAAAACATACACTCGATTTCTTCAACGCTACGACTTCAGAAATATAAAAAATACATGTTTTAATCATATATACAATGGAATATCTGCAAAAATTACAACAAGTGCAGTCTTATCTCAACGATAAGCTAACTGTGCCCATCGAATTTATTAAAAACAAACTATCTATCGACTCGCAAAAACTTCCGATGATATTGCAAGCCCCACTAAATTTCATGTTGTTTTTTTCCTCAATGTTTTACTTTGTTATCGCGAATGCAGACACTTTCATCTGCAATATAGTCGGAATAACATACCCAATAATGTATTGCGTACATACTCTAAATATTATCCCAATACCAGTAGATAAAATAGTAACTGTCAATAAATATTGGATATTATTAGGAACTTTAACAATATTAGATCCAGTGTTAGGCTACGTTCCATTTTATTACTACCTCAAACTGATATCCATTTATTTGATGGTTAAAGATGATTTCTTGAGAACAACACATGTGTTTAACTGTTTAGAATCACAGCATGTGAGGTTGGAGGAAATGTTGCGGAATTACGATGAAAAAGAGTTGTGTAAATGGCTATACGTTACAGAAGCTGTTAACGAAGATAAAAAAATAAACTAATACCATTAATTTATTTTTTTAGTATGAGTAATGATCGGTTTCACCCAATATGCTTGGAATCGGTGTATGCGGAAGTTTAAGAGTTTGCAAACTTGGAAACAATTTGAATATATTGCGCAAATTGCAATTTCTTTATATTATCGAATTCGTTTAAACAGCTAGTAAAAACCATATCAAATTGTATCAATTGACATTAAGGTTCATTCAGACGTCTTGCATCTTTTTCCACTAGGGTCGGGGCACTAGCCACCCCTTTCTTTTTCTTTTATTTTTGCAACAACAATCCTCTCATTAGGATATTTCGCGCTGCATTTGTGTCTCTATCTTGATCTAACCCACAATTTGGACAGATAAATACTCTTTCTATTCCTACTTTATGGAGTATTCCACATCTTCCGCATGTCTGGCTCGTGTAATCTTCTTTCACTATCAACAATTCACATTCTTTTATGGATTCAACTTTGGCTTTCAGTCTTTCCATAAATTTTCCGTGACACATTCCTATTGTTTTCCTTGCTTCCTTCCTCATCCCTCGCGCCTTCTGTTTACGCGCAATACCAATTGCATCAAATTCCGGAATAACTATGTACTTATAATTATCCGTATAGAATTTGATTGCTTTTTGATGCGCTTCCTTGGTTATGTTTGATTTCTTCTTTCTTACTAATCTTATCCTTTTCTTTAACTTCTTGATCCGTTTTTTGGATTTGTTTAAATAGTAAGAATCTTTTATCTTTACATAGTTTTCATTAAGAAAAGTCAGATTCGATAATTTTTCAATCAGCAATTTTTGGATCGATATTTGTCGTCTCAAATTTTCTAATCTTTTTTCTAACTTCTCGATTAAAGTATTATTTTCCATCAACCTTTTGACCTCTTCATTTTTTGGTAACCTTTTTGACTTTTTGATAAAATAATTGTTTCTTAATATTCTTTTTACGCTCACTTTATCTGTTTTCAAATTAGGCGACAGATTTTCTTTGACAGAATCGTTATTTTTTAATAATTCTTTCATCTTGCTCTGTTCAACTTCCAAAATTGCAGTTAGTTTTTTAATTCGCCTACCTGCTCGATATTTTTTCTCTTTTACAATTTTATCGTACGCAAACCTTTTTAACTTTTTGGGACTTTGTTTAAGATGTTTCAAATTGTTAACTTCATTTGAAATACATGAAGATAGTTTATCTACCCTTACAATATATGAATCAAATATCTTCCGTCCTAAACCGTCACCCATTTTTCCACATTTACCTGATGGATCATAAAATGTTCCCAAAGTGATAACTCCTGGATCTACACTGACAACTGAATTTTTAATTTTTTGATCACCTATTTTGATGTCATATGGAACTTGAAGAAAATATGTACCTGGCTTTTCTCTGGATATTATCATGTCACTTACTTTGCCCTTCAAATACTCTCGTAACCATTTAAAGTCCCTTTTTTGTACCGACAAAGGTTTTGTGAATTTGCTGGAAAAAAGTACTAAATTTTTTTTCAGAGTTCGATGATCAACGTAAAAATAATCGGAATCAATGCCCTTTCGTTTAAAATTCATTTCAAATTGATTTATGTTTCCTCTTTTGAGATTCGTAAACGCCGCTTTAACTCCTCCCATTGCATTTTTAACTACAAGTTGTCTCGTATCATAAGGAATATCAGAAAGCCATTTTTCATCAGCCGAAAGAAACTTTTCTTTTTTGACAATTCTATCTCGCCAATGTATGAATCCACATTTGATGTCATATTTGAGTTTGCATTTAGCATGTTGTTTACAAAAATAAAGACCGTCTACTCTTTTACAACATCTTTTAGATTTAACTGACGCTGTCTTACTTCCTTGTTTTTTTTCGATTATCATTTTAACACAACCTCCTTTTTTCGCTAATTCTTGGTTTTTAAGTTGTTCCTTTTCTACTTCTTTCTTAAAAGCGTCGATTGTTTTATTATAAATGTAACGGGTTGCACCAAAACATTGATTAAAGTATTTAATGTATTCTTCATTGGGAAATATTCTTATTTTTCTGCATCTGGTTATAACTCCATCTTCAGTCTGTTTCGTTCCCGAACACTTCTTGGTAGATGTTGTATCTTCGCTTTCCGTAGTATTTGGCAATAAAGAATGTAATGACTGATAACAGGTCTTCAGATATTTCTTGTTCATAGGTTCGATGTTGGTCGCCTGATATAGCGAATAGTTTACAGTTGAACTGGGATGACAACCAGGCAAAAAAATCGAAGCCGAAGCAAGAGAATTGGTATTGGGAGGCAACCACAATTTTTGAAACATTTCCGTCGATGACTCGTTGTAAAAGTGAGAGAAATTTTTTATGTTCGAAGTTGAGTCCGCTACCGATTTCGGAGATGACTTTATAGTCAGGGAATTTTTGTTACATAAATTTGATTTGCCTTTCGAGATCATTTTTTTGTTTAGAAGAAGAGACTCTTCAGGGTTCTGATTGATTCCCAATAAAAAATCGGAAATGTCCTCCATCTGTGCGTTTGCACTTGATCTTGTTGGTGTGGGCCCACCTTCCGAGGGTTTGGTCAGAGACACCGTAGAAGTCTTGGGTCCGTTGGAAGAGACATAAGACATTTATAATTATAAAAAATAAATTATTTCTATATTTTTAACGAAAAGGGCCTTTTGATATTATTTGATATGATAATCAGTAACAGTTTGATTCTTTGATAATAAAATTTCTAATCGATAACAAGTGATTAAACCCTTTAATACATTTCAGGGTTGGATTATTGCGAATCCAAATGTCAAGTACGGACGCCAGATGTGGGAACGCTTCTAAGACAGTCAACGATGCATTACCAATAATAAACAATGATGATTCTAGATGTCTCAAACATTTAAATCCATCAATACATCTTAATCGCGGATTGCCATAAATGATGATACTATAATCAGTATTAATAAATTCTGTTCTCACTGTCCATTCTTCACAACGCACATCTCTTAAACATGTCAATTGAAAAAACAAGGAAGGTAATTCATATGCACATGCATCACATGCTTCATCATATATTTCGATGACATCTTCAAGTTTGTCAATCACAGTATATCCAATAACGGCAAATGTGTCGGTCCATAGTGGAATAACATTTTCGTTGTTGAAAATGCAAGGGCAGTTGATTGGTTCGCAAGCTCTTGGTAATTCAACTTCATGATTATTGTCGTGAACACAACATGATCCGATAAATTTGATTTTGCAAAATCCTTTAAGTTGATGAAGTTGTTTATTTTCAGAGATCATAAGTACGTGACCAATGTATTTTAATTTGTCAAACGTATCCAATTTTTCTAATCCATCGTTTTTATTGATAAATAACCCACAACTAACTTCTTCTAATTCTGGGAAACAAATTATTATCAAGCTGGCATTTTTTTCTATTTTAATAGTTCCAGCTCGTTTGATAAAACTACATAATGATTCTAATTGTGGATTTGATCTAATAGCAAAACAACCGCAGACTTGTTTGAGTGCGTTAAGTTCTAATTTGCGTAAATATTTGTTACCGATTACAACAAGAGAAGAAACTGATTCTAAAGTTAAGAAGGCATTGATGACGAGATCGTTATTCGAATTGACGTTGTTATCAAGGATCGATAAATTTTTACCGATCAATGCTGTATAGCAAAAGCCAGTAATTTTATTGAGTCGACAATTATTACTGATAATTATATAGTCCGTTCTGTACAAATGCAAAAAACCGCAGATGTGTGTGAGACAAGAATTATCGGCTACAATGATTCCCCATTTCACTTGTCTTAAACTTTCAAATCCAATTATTTTTCGCAAAACTTTATTATTGACGATAACAATAGCTCCTTGCTTGCAGGCATTGTCAGCATCTACTGCATCTTTATTAACTTTTCCAGAAACAGTTAATAAACTTGAAAACGTTGGAACAGCTGTTAATTTTTCATTATTCGCAAAAACAATAGACCCTGTAACAGTTCTTAATTTATTAAAACCAGTGATAGATGTGTAATTTGTGCCTATGATGTATAAATTACCGTTAACGATTAATAATTCAGAAAATATGTTCGCCAACGATGTCAAGCTGCTATCTTTGATGATAAGATCACCGTTCCAAAATTGTATCGTATTGTAGATGCTAAAAAAATTACAACAATCGCTGACACATGTAACTTGATCGCTAATATCCTGTTGATCACGTGGACATTGCGGAATGTACGCTAAAGAATCTTGATTTTTAAGAGCTCCTGATCCTGGAATGGGTATTATTCCAAGGGGACTCGTTGCGTTTGTATAGTAACATTCATCTGCGTTACATGATTGACTACATAGTTTGGGATCTGACGAATCTGAGCATTCGCATGTACCGTTTTCACTGATTCGACTTGTGCTCATATCTAAATTTTATACATATAATTTAGTTTTTACTGGTTTATCCAATCCTCCTACTTCGATTCTTAGCACAAAAATGGGGGAAAATATATGGCACTTTTTGATCGCTTGACTAACAGAAACAGTAATGTATTTGCAATTAAAATGATATCTTACTATAGTATTATGAATTATTCGTTATTAGATTTACCGGATGCAGGAAATAACCTCGTGGTATATATGGACATAACATTGAACGAAGAGATCATCGGCAGGATATTTATCAAATTATTCCGTGAAGTATTCCCTGCCGGAGTAGAAAATTTTTACAGAATCGCAAGTAACAGAACTTATCGTATTGATCAAAAAGGATTTGGTAATTATAAATTTAACAGAGAACGTTTGCGAACATATCAAGGATGTAAATTTTATAATCTTAAGTTTAATAATTATATCGTAAGTGGAGACATATATAATAATGATGGAACAAGCGCGGGAACAATATTTAATGACGAACCCATCCCAGCTGATTTTGGTGAATATTACTATCCGCATGATTCCAAAGGATTGCTATCTCTTGTCCCTTATCTAGATGAACGCACCGGTCTCTTGTTTTATGATTCATCTTTTATGATAACTTTGGATAATGTACGACCTACTAATACTCTAGTCGAGTTAGATTCTGATCAAATAGTGATCGGGCAAATTTATCAAGGACTAGAAGTTATTGATAGAATTAATGAATTGATCAGACCATTTGCCGGCCGTAAGTATCCTGATTTTAGAATAGGTAAAACTGATGTCTACAGAAAGGGCACTACTTTGAGAAGATTAAGACCTATAACCAGAATTGAGCGTCAACGAATGATCAAAAATGGATGCTGTTCCGTTAAATGTGAATGCCGTCTACCTGGATGTCTCCGATGCAACACCCCATGCAAATGTTGCTTGCCATCGTGTGCTAAGTGCAATATCCCATGCGACTGCCATTTACCCGATTGTAACCGATGCAACATTCCATGCAACTGTCGCTTACCCGATTGTGAGCGATGTAATATCCTTTGCAATGAAGAGTATTAATTATTTACAAAGATTGTTTGCACTGTAGTTGCGATTATTATCGTGAGCGCTCATATAATTTCTGTTAGGTAAATCAAACATTGGTAATAACTCGTCTGTTTCTGTTGATGGATATACAATTGATCTTTGGTCAGAAGTAACTGGACTTTCTTGGTACCACGTAGTTTTATCAACTCGAACTCCGTTACGACAAATATATGGAGAATCAGAGTAAGGAACGAACGCATGTCTGGCAACATTATTTTGTGTTCTTGACCTTTTGTTTGATGGAATATTAGAATAATTCATTATATATTAGTATTAGATATTATTAAAAAATTAACCATGTAAATAATAATACCAACCTAGTATGATAAAATCCCTCGAAATGCATAATGATTTGATTTATAAATTGATAGATTGTTATCTAGACCAATCGATTAAACCAAATAAATGCGATAGATAAAATCAATAAATGATTTAGTAGATACAATTTTGAATTTTTATTTGTCAGCGACGAAAAACAACGTCATTGACATGCAAAGATCTGTTCCTGAAATAGATAATATTTTGGATTCCCGCGAGAATTTTTTAAAAAATATACATATGAATATTGATAATCTTTCATCAGATTTTTACAAAGATAAATACATTGGTCCTAAAGTTTCTTTGTTAGAATCCAAATTAAAATCAGATTTTAAAAAAATTGAAAAATGGGTAAGCATATCTTTCGATTCGGATGATTCGAACGTAGAATACGAAATTGATAGGTTAATCAACCGTGTCGATAACCATAAACGTTATATCAATGATAGTATTATTCAATATATTACCATTTATTTTGTTAATGCATTATTACTAAATTAATAATAATGCAAATTAATCAATATTGACTAAATCAGGGACGTCATCATTTGTTTTTTGAACCTTATTCATAAATTCATTATGCTCATCGATAATGTCATCAGCTCCATATGCCGGATCTATTTGTTTAATGACAATGCGCTTCATTTGCATGTTTCCGATCACGATGTAATATGACAGTACATCGTTAGGGATGTTAATTTTATGAATGTTTACTCCTTCTACGACAAGATCAGTAGCTTCTTTTCTAAATTCACAATATTCATACTCATCCTGAAACGATAATCTAAACTTTCCTTTGATATCTTTCATAAAATTCCTAAAAAATTTGTTGCCGGTCATTTTAGCTGTTTTTTTATTGATTTTTGGTTGAATAACGTTGTTTGCGGCGGTCTGGTCTGACAGATTGATAGATTCATCAGCTACTTTCTCGATTGAAGTATCAGTCATTTCATCAGCGACCTCGTTCTCTATCAAATCAGTAACTTTATCTGCAATTTCATTCTCTATCAAATCAGTAACTTTATCTGCAATTTCATTCTCTATCAAATCAGTAACTTTATCTGCAATTTCATTCTCTATCAAATTATCAGTCACCACATCAACAACTTTCTCTGCTAATTCGTCAACAGCATTTTCAGCGATATTAACTAAATTATCAATTTGATCATCAGTTGTATTGGCAGCCTTTAAGGTTTGAAGATCTTTGATAATTTGTTTGTTTAATCTTTCTACTTCTGGTTTTGATTTATTTTGCGCTTCAATCTTCTTTTGCAGATCTCGATTTTTTTTATCGTCTTTGATCTTAACAATATCATAAATTTGATTTAGTGTAACTGCGGTAGACGGACTTTCTATCAAAAAGATCCCATTATTAATGTTTCCTTTGATAGTATTATGTTGAACAGTTGTTATTGTTCCATCGGTCGTTATGAATTGTACAGAACGAAAAGTCAATTCTTTGACGTTGTATTTGTCACATATGGTATTTAAGGCAGTCATATCTTTTTTAAGATTTGATTTCGCTGTCCGTGTGTTTCTGCTTAAATTTTTATTAGCAAGTATTCTAGTTCTCGGTAGTTTTGTGGTCATCTATATCATACATATTTGAATTATATTTATATGATGATTTTATTCGTAAATAGATATTATAATTGATAAATAAAAATGATTCGTTAATAAAGTCATTATGCATCCATTTATTTCATCAAAATTTAATGTGGAAGAGAAATGCAAAAGTAATTTTAGTTCATCGATTGTTGGAGTTCCTTGCCATTGCCCACTCGTTTCTATCGATGGAATTCCTGATTCTCGCATATGATTAATCTGTTTCGCACAATAATGATTTCTCTCGGTCCACATATCTAGTTTCTTGCATTGATAAATATCAACATTCAATTTTTTGAATTTATTGTAAAAATCAAATTGAAAAGTGTCAACTCCTCTTATTTTAGCCAATCTAATAAACGGACCGATTAACTCGTCAGATATAATAGGACAATCTTTTTGATTCAATCGTTTGTATGAATATGCCTTGTAATCTAACGGCGTAACACATCCGTTCAAATTTGCGCCGCTACATTTTGCTCGAAAGCTTTCGTATTTTGCAACATGATCTTCGTAAGTCACACCATACTCAACTCCTAATTTATTGTTTACCGCATTGTGAATGTCAAAAAACCATCGCGTAAGAGTATCCCTATTCAACATGACTGCGTCGTTCAATTTTGTTTCTCCCTCGGCAATAAATTTTTGATATGAATCGCGACAATATCTACAAGGTAAAACGCTACCGATAGATTTAAAATGATCCTTGTATATAACCTTTTGTTCGTCAGTTGGATAAATCGGATAACCAAATGCCACAGAATGGCAAAAGGTCCATCCAGCCCCGCCCCATATCTTAGTAATTAATCCGTTATTTTCCTGACCATCGTGATATATATTGCAAGTTGACATAAACTCCGTACTATTATATCGCAAGATTAATATTATAAATATATTTATACCATTAATCTTCTGTTGTCTTTTTTTCTAATATTTTTTGACAATGAATGTGCATATCTTCTTTTTCATTAACATCACATTTTTCTGTTATGCTATTTTCGGAGCATTTGACACATCGATTCGCCAATTGCCCCTTGCAAAACAGGCAATAATTATTCAAATATTTTGGACTGATGAATCCAATCGGAGAGAAAAATGTCAAATCAAAATTACCGGCCATTATTAATGTGGATAATATATCATACTTATTATGGTAATATAATAATCAATTTTTTTAATAATGTTCACTATTTTTTCTCATACGAATATATATTATAAGATGGAATTCTGTCAACTAAACGGCCCATGTCTATCTGGACAAATAACTAGGAAAGCTTACGTTAAAAAGAACGGAAAAGGACCAGAAACTTTGCCGCCGCTCAAAAATGAATTCCATTTAAGATCGTTTGGATATAGTTACAAAAAAACACCAAAAGCGAGACAGGAAGCGTTACGTAAGGCAGCTCAAAGTGTTGGCGATACTTTGGCGGTCTACAGACGATTAAATCTCGCTAGAAATAAACAAGGTGATGAAAATATTAGAAAGATTATGGGTGACGATGTTGAATACATGAAAAATTATTATCGTCGAACTAAAAAACAATCGGGTGGTCACGACGAAACAATAATTGTGTTACCTGAAGAGGAATATGATGAAGCGTTATATCAACCAATAAACAGATTTCAAGACGAATCTATTTTTGTTCTTCCGGAAGAACAATGGGATGAAGCGTTACATGGAGGAAACGATGAAGAAGATGATGATGTCAATATCATAGATTTACCAGAAGATATTGAATTCTCTGAGACGGTAGAAAATAAAATAATTTGTAACTCAGATAATTGTGAAATTAGAGAATCGCACACTGTTGATGACAAAAACATCACATATTACACTTTAACTGAAAAAGATGCTGCAGAAGTTTTAGAGTTAGATAACGTGTTTATGGATTTTGATAGAACTGAGGAAGACGTTTTGAAAAATTTGCAAATGAATAAGGGATTGCTGATCGGGATTCGAGATGAAAACAGTTTGCAAGGATATTGCCAGTTTGCTCCGTTAGAGAATAAAGAAGTCGAAATAAAATGGTTTTGTGCGAACAAGATGTTTGGAGAAGCATTGTACATATTTATGGAAAAATATTTTCAGGGTAAGAAATACACACGAATAACTATCAAATTTTCATTGGATGGCCGACATGCTATTCAACGAATTAATTTTTGGAACCGTATTTATTTTCGTACGTACAAAATCAATACGGCTAATAACGTTATCTATATGGATAAATTAATTTAAGCAGTAAAATCATCTAATAATGTTACTGATATTTCATTTGTATCTATTCTCAAATACAACAATTGATCAAGAAAGTCATCGTCGGCTAACACTTTTGTTCGGCATCTTACGTTAACGATTCTACGACAGATGTTTGCGGTAGATCGATACGTGATCAATCCTTCGACGTGATTCGCATCATGAACGTCACAGTATCCATAGAGAGTTCGTTGATGATATATTTCTGAATCTGCAGCTACAGGAAAACGTAGGCCATCGAGGAATATATCAGTCACTTGTAATTGAGCAGCAACACATGGATACGATTCAGTTATCCAATCACCCATAACGGCAGTACCCTTTGGAATAACGACCAACGTCCCAACTTTAACATCATATAATACGTATAAAATATCGCCTAAAAAATTTCTATCAACTCGCAGAGCTAAAACATCACCGATATCGGTATATGGGGCAGTTGGACGAGTTCTTGTTAAATAAATTCTTGTGCCACTTAATATTGTTCTTGACATTGTTCTATATTATAGTTTAAGATTTTAGATATATATAATCATTGATTAATTATATCTAACAAAGTGACTTTTTCTTGGGATATTTCTTGATTGGGCCATTACGAACAAACTCTTCTTCACTTTCTGATTCAGACTCTATCAATACCTTTTTCCTAGCCACTTTCTTATTCTGAACCACAACATTCGATTTTACAACAACATCATCCGATTTGGCTGAAGCTTTTACATCTGGAACTATGATCATATTTAATTCATCACTATTCTTAATGCTAACAACTTTACTTTTTGAATCAACCCTTTTATCCTCTGTGTCACTGATCAAATATATGATCGATAAAGGTTTAGTTCTGCCATAACGATGAGCTCGGCCAATCACCTGTGTCTCCACTTCAGATCTCATTCGATGAAATAAGATGACAAAATCTGCAGCTTGCAAATTCAATCCACTACCATAATGCAATGAATCTAATAATAAAACATTAATAGTCCCTTCGTTGAAATTATTTATGACATTAGTGATGTGTGCAGGGACACCCGAAATCGTGGCATATTTCAACTTGGCGTTCGCGATGTTCTTTTTAATTTTGTCGAATGTTTGATGATAGTCAGAAAAGATTAAGATACGAGGAGTTTTAGCGTTCGTTGCAATATATTTCAAAATTATTTCCAATATATCTTGCTTTTCCATATTTGTGAATCCGTTTTTCGCAGGAGGAACAACTTTATCATTTTTTTCGATAACTTTTTTTTCTCCGATGACATGATAACCTTTGTTACCTTTAACGACAGTTCGACAATAAGGACATTTATCATCACTTGTTCGTAGTGCCGCAATTAAACATCCAATGCAAAATACATTTTTACAACAATCAAGAATCGCTGGCGTCTTAAAAGTATCCGCACAAATCAAACAACATTCATCCTTTATCGAATTAACTTTCTCATTAATAGATTCCAACTTAACTTTGCATCTTCCTATGTCCGATTCTATCTTACTAATCCTGGCTTCTTTATTGGGAATTTGTATTGAATTAACATATTCTAACTCTTTTGTCAAATTATGTAGATCTGTCTTGATATTTTTTGTTAAAATATCGACAATGTTTTCTTCGGTGTCGACGTTGCAGTTCAATTTATTTAATGCTTCATTCATGTTTCCTGCGTTTATCAATCTAAGAACATCTGTTGGTACTAGATCTTTTAATACTGAGACTATTTTTTTGGTTGTTGATTCGATCATAAATAATCTTGGTTGGGGCAAAACGATTGATTTATCAACGTATTCATTTTTGTTTTTGACCGTAAAGTAGGGCAACAAACCTGGATTATTACCAAAAATTTTGACGACGCAGTGCCTTGTTGATATATTAAACAGAGTCGTAGGAGTTGCTGTCAAAAACCAATTAAAGTTTCCGCTTTCATTGAATGCAACCGGGATTTTAATCGAATCCATTTCATCAATAATAACACGAGACCATTTTTCATATTTGAAAATTTTTTTGAAGGTATTGTATCTGTTTAAATTCAAAATTATTGTATCTGTGTTTTTCAATAACTTATCCATTTTCTTTTTATTCAACATATGACGTCGATATACATATGTTGCTGTTACTTTAGCCGATTTACTTCCACTTTGCGTTTTGATTTTACCACCTGGTACGTTCTTTCTCATCACCTTATTGAATCTAACATACGAACCATGCGTAGAAAATTGTCTATCTACATAGTCATCATCACAAAACACATCAAAATCAGATATTAAATTCAATTTGATGTACTTCAAAGACGAATTACCCATAAATTCATCCCATTGATTGATAAGGTTGTGTGGAACTACGATCAAATTAATGTTGTTACATTCCCCGGTACTAACTAATTTGACAGAGAAATGATTTGTTCCAATTAAAACTTTATTATGTTCTTGCGGTTTCTTTTGTGCCAACATCAAACCAATTATCATGTAAGTCTTTCCTGATCCAACCTTGTCTGCTAAGATAGCAGAATTAGTTTCCAATACGTACGTCGAATTACATATTTCTCGATTGTCAATGTACGTAAGATGATTAGATGAACTTCGTATCGCGTCACAGAATCCAGAATTTGCAGCTGGCTTATCGACAACAATAGTAGATTGGTTCTCTAACTCCATCATACCAGCAATAGATGTCAATTGATGCTTTCGGAGCGTAATTTTCAAACCATCAGGCTGTTCAATCGTCCGCGAGTTTTCGTCAAGTTCAAAATAACTCATTATTATTAAGTGAATCGAAACATACTTTTATATTGATAAAATTTGATCAATTTTTATCAATATGTGGTATTTTTTCGCTCATCGATGATTTATCAATTCTTGACAGCGACTTTTATTTATCGAACTGGTGGAATCTTTGCACATAACTTTTGATGACAAATCATATTAAACGTGCAAATCTCCAGCCAGTTCTTGGCAATAATATTGCACATAACTTTTGATGACAAATCAAATTTGAACGTGCAAATCTCCAATCACCTCTTTGCAGATAACTTTTGACGTCGAATCAAATTAAACGTGGAAATCTCCAGCCAGTTCTTGGCTGTAATATTGCACATAACTTTTGATGACAAATCAAATTTGAACGTGCAAATCTCCAATCACCTCTTTGCAGATAACTTTTGACGTCGAATCAAATTGAAAGTGCAAATCTCCAGCCAGTTCTTGGCTGTAATATTGCACATAACTTTTGATGATAAATCAAATTGAAAGTGCAAATCTCCAGCCAGTTCTTGGCAGTAATATTGCACATAACTTTTGATGATAAATCAAATTGAAAGTGCAAATCTCCAGCCAGTTCTTGGCTGTAATATTGCACATAACTTTTGATGATAAATCAAATTGAAAGTGCAAATCTCTAGCCAGTTCTTGGCTGTAATATTGCACATAACTTTTGATGATAAATCAAATTGAACGTGCAAATCTCCAATCACCTCTTTGCAGATAACTTTTGACGTCGAATCAAATTGAACGTGCAAATCTCCAGCCAGTTCTTGGCTGTAATATTGCACATAACTTTTGATGATAAATCAAATTGAACGTGCAAATCTCCAGCCAGTTCTTGGCTGTAATATTGCACATAACTTTTGATGATAAATCAAATTGAAAGTGCAAATCTCCAGCCAGTTCTTGGCAGTAATATTGCACATAACTTTTGATGATAAATCAAATTGAAAGTGCAAATCTCCAGCCAGTTCTTGGTAGATAACTTTTATGTCGAATCAAATTGAAAGTGCAAATCTCCAGCCAGTTCTTGGCAGTAATGTTGCAGATAATTTTTGATGTCGAATCAAATTTAACATGCAAATCTCCAGCCAGTTCTTGGCCGTAATATTGCACATAACTTTTGATGAACAGATAATTTGCATATTCAAAAATTTGCCAATCACAATTGTAAATATTAAAATATGATCAACAAATATAAGATGTTAGTGACTGGCGCATTAGGATTTATTGGATCAAACTTTGTTAATTTCTTTGCATCAAAATATCCGGAAACGAATATCATAATTCTTGATAAAAATGATTATTGCAGTTCGATCCAAAATATAAACACGATAAATGCAAACGTAAAAATAATCATTGGTAACATATTAGATACCGAATTAGTGACATCCATATTGAACGACAACGCTGTCAATACGATCATACATTTTGCTGCCCAATCTCATGTTGATAATTCATTTTGTAATTCAATCTCTTTCACAGAAAACAATATTTTAGGCACGCATTTGTTGCTAGAAACTACAAGAGTTTATCACGAAAGAACTGGCAACATTAAAAAATTCATTCATGTCAGCACTGATGAGGTTTATGGTGAGGTACTTGATGATTCCGTGCGCACTGAAACATCAATATTAGACCCAACAAATCCATACGCTGCATCGAAAGCTGGCGCAGAATTTATGGCCAAATCATATTATTATTCATACAAACTACCTATTATCATCACTAGAGCAAACAACGTTTACGGAATTAATCAATATCCTGAAAAGGTAATCCCTAAATTCATTTGCCAATTGCTGAACGGCGAAAAAATCACTTTGCACGGAACTGGGAATTCGCGCAGAAATTTTGTTCACGTTGACGATGTTTCGACCGCTTATGAAACTATTTTAACCAACGGCAAAATTGGTGAAATTTATAACATCAGTGCAGCTGAAAAACATGAATATAGTATGTTAGAGTTGGCACAAATGTTGATAGAATTATTTGATTCTGCCGCGAATTGTAACGATATAATCACGTATGTTGAAGATAGAAAATTTAATGATGTCCGTTATTTTACTGCGAGTGATAAGTTAGAGCGAATAGGATGGAAACCTACAAAATTAGACTTTAGAAGTAATTTAGCAGAATTGATAAATTGGTATCGAGCCCATAAATCTCGATTTGGCATGTAATAAGTGGATATAGTCCAGACTAGTCAGCAATATAATATGTCCTAGGTATCAATAGTTTCACTTGGATATTATCCAATGCGCCACCAAACACATATAATGGCAGATTAATTGGATTGCTAATTCTTGTTGAATAAAAAGTATAAATTCAGCAGCTAGAAAAAATATCAAAAAACATATAATTTAATTTTTTTATCTAACAATAGAATATAATAGAAAGATGTCTTCTTCAATCGATAGATTTGTTTCAGAAAACAAAACTGCTTTAATGATCGTCGGACTTTTAATAGTCGCGTTCTTGATCTATGGATGGTGGCAAGGAAATAAGTTAAACGTTAATGTTGACTACAGTGGTCCAGTCCGCGCACCAGCAATGATGCCTGCCATGTCATATACCAATGGTTATCCAGCCCAATAATCATCAAATTATTTGCCTGTAATAAAAATTTCATATAAATATTTAATTTTTATTATCTTTGTTAAGAATATAAATCAAATGTCAAACGGTCAGGATGATACAATGCAACCCCCACCACCTCCAGATGTTAGTTATATGGATTGGATCAACGACAATAAATTAATGATAATTTTGGTCGTACTCGTTATTGCAGCTTTAATTTGGTATTTCTGGTTCAGAGAAGATTCAGAAACCGTTTCAGTCGTAACTCCAGTTTTATCGACACCAGGAGAACCATTAGTAATCCGAACAGTACGAAATTAAATGCTTTTGATAAAATAATATTTTATTAAAAGCAATACACAATAAATGCCAACAGATTTTGATTGGAAAACACTAAATGAAATGATAAATAATTTCGACGACAAAGTTTCATCGATACGAGGATCAATCAATAAAAATAATGCACCAACGATTTCCAACGTGAAATATGACAACATGGAATTATTTGAATTATTATAACCAATAATCTATTTGCAGAAGCTAATACTATCGCATCATGTATTCCTTTATTCAATGAACATTATATTGAAATTGTTGCACAAAAAAATAGATCCTTTTATTGAAAGAACCGTGTACTGATAAAATGATTCGCTTGTATGAATCGATAGAAAAAAGTAACAGATGATGGATATTTGAATAAAATTATGCCGTCAACTGAAGAATCATTGGTTATAACGACTATCAAGGCTTGTAAAATACCTTTCTTTGAAATGTTGTTGTCTCATAACGTAGATCTTGATGTTGTAGATAAAAATGCCATCATAAACGCACTAGAAACAAAAAACTTGTATCTGATGCAGTTCCTTCAGGATTATATTTCGCAAACGAATAAATATGATAATTATATTGTGTTGGTGGAGAAAATGAAACGTTGAATTCTTTTTCGATGTATGCTGTGTCTAAAATATTAACTACCGTGGAGTACTTAATTAATGAAATTATGTATTATAAAGCAACATAAATATTGAATGATATATACAGTTAATGGATAATTGGTCTGAAATCAAATACATAAATTTTACATATTCATCGCCAAATGACGATATAGAGACATGTATGGGATTAAATCCGGATGGTAATATAAATGTAAAATATACACTGATGGCACTACGCAATAAATTAATGGAAAATGTAGAAATGCTGAATAAATTGTTAGAAAAAACGGACTATATCACTGGAATATTTGCGACGGATTATGATTCAGTTGCGATTTGTGTTTCGTCACAAGAAGAAATGGATGATATGCTTAAAAATGATTTAATTCGTAATGAGATTATTGATGAAGAACCAGAAGAAGATGATGAGATAAGCAGCGAATCAGATAATGAAACGCATAGTGATAGGTTGCGTATGATGAAAAATTTAATATTTTCTAGTGAATCCAAACAAATGTCAGACAGTGATGATGAATCTAGCGAAAACGATTTTGTTGATATTGTCAACATGCAAGGTTTAATTCACAAATATAATGATTTGATTGGCGATGGTGACGAGGAAACAGATTAATTCTTTTATTAAAAAATGAAAGAGTTAATTACATATTATCAACGTAAAGGTATTTTATATACTATAATTAGAGAGATGAACATTGACAACAAATATATAATGGAAACTGTCCAAATCGGTAAGGGCAGTTTCTCTGATGTATTCAAAGGATCAATAATATCAACCGGAGAAGTTGTCGCTATTAAGCGAGTATCTTTAAAGAATTTAGAGAAAACAGGCGAACAAAAGACAACTGAAGAAGAGTTAACAATTGAGATTAACATTATGAGATCATTAAACCATCCATATATCGTCAAATATTATGACGTTATCAAAACTACCGATTATTGGTATATCGTTATGGAATATTGCGACAATGGAACTCTTGCTGATGTTATCAATTATAATAAACAAAATTTGCAAACAGAAAGGGAAGCGACAACTGTTTATTATATGGCGCAACTAAAAGATGCCATACAATATATTAAATCTAAAGGGATTATGCATCGGGATATCAAACCAATGAATGTATTGTTATCTAAACCAAATAAGATGGCATTGTCTGATACTGATATGGGGTTGTTATTTATGATCGATTCTGATAAAAATAAAGAAGCATGGGATAAATCGCAACAATTAGTAGTCAAGGTTGCAGATTTCGGATTAGCCAGATATTACAAAGAAGATGATCAAATTCTTGCGAATACGATATGTGGCAGTCCATTATATATGGCACCAGAAACGCTCGTCAATGAAAAATATAACTCAAGGATTGATTTATGGGCCTATGGAGTTATCTTGTATGAAATGCTATTCGGTGTATATCCTTTATCCGCCAAAAATATGCCCCAACTCAAAATGCAACTGAAACAAAAAAAGATAGATTTTCATTTAGATCAAAAATTTACACCCGAATGTTTTGATTTGCTCACAAAGTTATTAGAAAAAAATCACGAATCTAGAATTAATTGGGATAACTTTTTTAAGCATCAATGGTTTACGCTATGGAATAACCCAATGCCAAAAAGCATAGTCGTTACTCAACCCAAACGCACAGGAACTGTTCCACGCACTTGTTCCCGCAGCATAACTACATCTCGTACTAATATCCCTCGCACTCATTCTGGAGAATATATGCGACAGAAATTAATACAACCACAAGGGACATCAATCGGATCATCAAACTCATCTTCGTCAGATACATTATCAAAGCGGGACAGTTGTCAGATACCAAAGAAAACTAACAATTTATCGAAAATAAATCCATTGTATCAACGATCCGACTCAAGAAGTAGCAGTTATTCCCCTGGACATTCCGTATCACCGCCTAATTCAGTCGGATCACCATACAATCAATTTAGATACTCCCGCCAAACCTCTAGCTCTAGAGAAATTGATTTATTACACAGCGAACAAAATTCACCAACAAATTGTGTGTTATTTAACAGCAAAGCTCAGATTATTGATGATTATATGAATGATGCACGAGAAGCAGCTGATAACTCGCAAAGATACATAGAATACTCAAAAAAAATACACACCGAGTCAAATCCTATCGTAATCCCTAAACCCAAAACATATGCACAAACGGCTATGTCATACATAAGCGGGTTCTTGGGATAAATTCATATATCAGCGTTTAAAAATTAAATGCTTTATATAATTAATGGATGACGTAATTATTTGCATCTGTCATCACCTTGATGATGAACATAAAATCAGTTTTTTATCTACTTGCGTGGGTATGCATAAAATCAAAAACATGGTATTTTATACCAAGAAAATGCACGGATTATTTATTGAATATTTATCCTATTTTGACCAATTTTGTAACATTATTTGTTACAGTAAATTTCCTAAATTTGTTACACATTTACAGATAGATTGGACGTCAACGATGCCATGTTACGATATTCCTTCAACGGTAACTCATCTGAGATTTGGTTATCAATTTAATTTGGATATTGTCGACAGAATACCATCATCGGTTAGATTTTTATCAATTGGACCTCCATTTGATAAATCAATCAAACACCTTCCGACATCTGTAACATATCTAACCATAAATACACTCCATTCAGAACCTGTTTCAACTATTCCTTCCTCTATCACACACCTAACTCTTGGCCCTGATTTTAACCAATCCATCAAAAATCGTATCCCGCCTTCAGTGACGCATCTTACCTTTGGCCGTTCATTCAACCAACAGATCAAAAATTACATTCCTAATTCGGTTACACACTTAATTTTTGGCGATAAATTTGATCAACAACTACACGATTGTATCCCTCGTTCTGTAACTCATTTACAAATTGGAGCCGCATTTAACAATATCGTCACCGACTGTATCCCATTATCAGTGACACATCTTACGCTTGGCGGTTTATTTAACAAATCAATCAAATATCTCATACCATCAACAGTCACGCACATAACTTTTAACAAATATTTTAGGGGCAATATTAAACATCTACCGACGACAGTCACCCATCTAATTTTTAGGGAAATCTATGGTGTCATAATTCCATCATCTGTTATTCATGTGACATATTATTACAGATCAAAGAAGGTACGATTTGATGTTAATTTGCATGAATATATATTGTCACGGCTGTCCCCAAATACAAATTATGTCGTTTACAATGCGCACGACCGCGTGATCGCTCAAAATAGAAATCTTTATTTATAAATATCATTTGTAAATAAAGATGATAATGATCTCCAAAAATAAAGTATTATTATAATATATATAATTATGAATCATGACGTTATGTTTATTTTGATCATCGGTGCTATCATTTTGTTAATCTTTTTCATAACGTACACGCACTATGAAGAAAATTTTGAACCGATATATGATAATGGCAGCGATAGTACTACTAGAATGATGAATAGTTTCGAAATTTTTAGACAACAAATGAATATTCCTGCGATGCAAGTTAATGTAATGCAAAATGGAGTCAAAACTTATGGCAGTAATCACAGTGCCAAGGACGTACAGATTTGGGATACTGTCGTAGATACCCCTGTTCGCGATAATACTTTATTCAGAATTGCTAGCGTCACAAAACCCATAACTGCCATTGCTATTTTACATTTGGTTGATAGAGGTAAGTTAAGTTTGGAGGATAAGATGACAACGATTCTTACTGACGGCAAACTGATTGATCCAAGTACTATTTATGATAAGAGGATGAACGATATTACGGTCAGAGATCTCTTGCGTCATTCTGGTGGATGGGATACTTCATTGGGCTTGGATCTCTCAGCTCCTTTCGCTAAGACTCTTTTTCCTGAAATTATCAACGACAAATTCCTCGCACCATTTGATCCTCAATATGATGCACTCAAACTTGCTAGTCCAGATCGAAATAGCACCGCAAATGCAACTGATCTAATTAAATTCATGATGAGATTTCCATTAAATTTTGATCCAGGGTCTCGCGAAAAATATTCTAACTTGGGCTATAACATCTTAGGTAGAATAATTGAAATCGTATCAGGAAATCCATATGATGTTTTTATTCAGAATAACATATTTGGCCCTGCTGATTTTGAATATCCTGCATTTATCGGTAATGAACAGATCACCAATAAACATATAGATGAAACGTTTTATTTCGATGGCCCAGAAGATAATCCTGAGTATTCTGTTGTCGCCGGAGTGTCGTATAAAACACCTTCAGCATATGGATCATTTATCTTGGATGTCATGGATGCGCATGGCGGTTGGGTAATGACAGCGACAGATTTATCCAAAGTAGGGATGCGAATGTTGAATTTAGGATATTTTAGCCAAGCTGTCTTTGACGAAATACTTAAACGACCATCATATATTGATCCTGGAGCAACAACATTTTATTCTCTTGGTATGAGCGTTACCAATATGCCCGACGGTGATATTATGCTGTCACACAATGGTGCCCTGACATTTGGCACGTTCGGCTTCATCGGTATGATGATTAATAAAAAATTAGTAGTATCAGTGATTACTAACCACATTGACTATAATATCCCTAACTTTTTGGGTTCATTTAGTAAACTGGTTACAAATCTCTTTTCGGGTCAACAATAAACAATATGATTTATTAATTCTATTGTTTAAGGAGAATTTGCGCAAAAAATATATTTGTTTCAATATATAATATGAAAGATCAAATAGAAAACATTGAATTTCATCTGGACGCATATCTATCAGATTTGCATTCCCAAGCATGTAAGTATGAACAGACCGCACTCATATTATTTGATAAAGCAGTTGCATGTAAACCTAGAAATATCAAAGAACTATTTGATTTCATAACTGATCCAAACGCTGATATTTGGGCCCATAGCACTAAATGTGTTACCTATCCAAAACCATTGAACGTTTACATGATCGGCAACGGTAACGGTAACGCTGATGAACTTGTCAAGGAGATCATGTCGGCAAAACAAAATGAAAAAATGGCATCGTACCATAAGCAACTATTAATGTGCACTGTACGAAAAGATTTGAACGGAATCAAGGCGTTGATAAAATATGGTGGAGATGATTTCAATATCAATCACCAAGGAGAATTTGGTCTAACAGCATTGCATATCGCAGTTGCAAACAAATCGGGAACTAAAATGATTAATTACTTGATAGAACATTCGTCACTCGAAATGAAAGATGATTTTGGTCAAACTGCGTTGTATTATGCGGTTCGAACCATGCGATTTGAAATTGTAGATATGCTTCTTCAGAGGATGAATTCGCAACAGGTAAATATTTTAGATAACCGAAATATGTCACCATTATGTTTCTTATTTGATCAAGTACAATGTGAGAAGATGGATGATGAATTTTTGAAAATTGAGAATGCCCTTGTCAAATCTGGCGCAAAATATATTGCACTACGACCATTTGTTGATGCGTTCGATAAAAAATTTGCAGAGCATTTCGTGACGACCAAAAGTAAGATACATGATTCGATTGAGCAAGAATTAAAAATTGTTGCTACTGAAAATGTAAGCTTGCGGAATGATATCATTGATATTGTTATTGAAAACGATAATTTGAAAAAAATGGTTGAAGATTTGCATAAGAATATTGATGATATAGTTGATACTCATCAAAAGCAAATTACGGAGATGACAAAGTCGCAGTTGAGTATTAATGATTGTATGAAGACTATTAGCATACAGGAAGAGATGATTAAGAATTTAACGGACAAGATTAATAAATTACAGGCAAATGCAATAGTTTCGGTTGGTAGGTCTGCGGAATATTATGCCTATCCGTTTGTTGATAATAGGGCAATATTTGGCGCCAATAATGGGTATGCATCTGATAGAGGGATGCAAAATGTTGGCTATGGTCTTATGAAAAGAGGTATGGAAGATGTAGGTTACGATCGGATGTCTGAGAATCGTTTTAAGAAGCCGATGACAGAGTTTATCTGTCATTTGTCTGGTTCTGGCAAAAAAAATTGAAAAAAAAAGTGCCAGGGGACATAAGATTTACAATAAAAAGATCGTTCCCCCGATGGAATTAATAAAGTATATACTTTGCCTGATCAGCTTATTATACTTTTATGAAATCGTGATGGAATTTTTGAATACAAAGCCTAGATTTAGGGTGAGATTTAAGGAGTTTGTTGATGTAAGTATTTTTAACCTGGGCAGTTCTATTTGTGATGACAAAACAAGTCGAGAACATACCCAACCCGGAAAGCTTATAGGAGGAATTGACAAAGCGCAACCTCTTCACTGATTAGTACAAATTCATATTTTTCCGGATATGAATCACTGTACGCTACTTACAAACAAATAAAAGGCAATGGCCTCTCTTAAATTTAACTCTCTATCCGGTATTATTATCCGTGCAACAAATTGACCGTTGGAAGTCACATTTCTTGACGCGATAATAATCTCAGATCTAAAACACCGTTTTTAATAGATACACGTTAATTGGTTATCCAAGATTAATTATCTGTTATCATTAAATAATTACTCCCGAAGTGCGGGTAAAGGCAAGAAGAAGAAGCCCTGAATGTTTTATGAAAAATTAATATTTAAATTTTCATAGAATATGAATGCATATAAAGGTTATTGTGGGTTTGTAAAAAAATACATTATAAAAGAGGGCAACTATAACATATTATTAAAAATGTCCAAACGAGCAGTTGTTAATAAGAAAAAAGTTGTTGTTGAATCATCGTCGAGCGAATCTGAGAGCCAATCTTATGAAGAGTGTTCTGGTTCGCACGGTGATTCGCATGATAATGCCGAGTCTGATGATCTCAGTATCATAATATCTAAAAAAGTAGTTAAGAGTGAATGCATTGGAATGCCACGAGCATATGCAAAATATTTAGAATCGCTTCAAGATGATAATGATATACTTGATCAAATATTAAAGGAACAGAAAAAAATGATGAGAAAACAGGACCGATCGAGAAAGAAATCAGATGATACATACAAAGTTTTACAGCAACAAACGACAGACATAAATAATCAACTATATCAAATTAAACATCAATTTAAGAAGACAAGCGAAATTTTCGATCAAATTAATAAAACAGTTGACGAAATAAATAAAACAACTGATAAAATAATCGAAAAAAACGATAACTTAAAGGGGGAAACTATCAAGTTGACGAAAAATATTCATAAATTAAAAATTGGTAGCTAATTCGGCATCGTTATATCAATATCAATTTATATTAACAAATTGATACTGATTTATGCCAACAAACAAAAAAAATGACAAAAAAAGGTCCAATATAAATAGACTAGCAACAAGACAAACACATTTAAATGCCCAAACATTTGACTACCGAACAACCAAAAAAGATTACTGAGTCAAATAAAAGCATAAAAAATGACCCATTTGATAACGCAGATTCGGAAAGAATAGACGATATCAAAAAAGAAATTAAGGATCATTGTCAAACGATTGACTCATTGTGCAAAGAACTCCGAAATAAACGATATAATCTTGTTATAAAATCAAATAGTAATGATGCAACATATGTTATCGTTAAAAATAACGATCGATTAACAAAAATTGCTAGTTATGATTATTATGATTACACTGTATTCAAAGTTATGAAACAAGTCGCTATATTATACGAACATATTGCGTCGCATCCTGACATGAAAATATTATTAGCAATACCATGCAGATCTAATATGCGATTAAAATGACAATATTCACATAAGATATTAAAAAAACTAATGTTCGTTTTAAAATTATGATTCTAAAACAAATATTATGTAAGCAATATATCAAAAAACTAATACCATTATTTTTCGTATCATCACAATAATATTCGATTGTGTTGATACAAAAAACTAATACCATTATTTTTCGTATCATCACAATAATATTCGATTGTGTTGATATAAAGTAATGATAAAATTATAATAATAAACCCAAACTTATGCCAAAATTATTAATCGTCAAACAAATTGATGCCACATTTAGTTACAGTAAATATGGCGATTTTAGTATCATTATAATGCATGAAAATGGTTATATAAACGCTAGTAAATTATGTTACGAGTGTGATAAACAGTTTAAAAATTGGTTGAGGAATTCGACATCAAAAGATTTGATTGAGGAATTCCGTGCGAATGGAATTTCTGCTGATAAGTTGATGATAATAATCGCAGGTGGAAAAAATATTAAAACACGTGGCACATATGTTCATCCTAAATTAATAATTCATATTGCATCTTGGTGCGGTGCCAATTTTGCGGCCAGAGTAAGCGAATGGATCGAAGAATGGAAAAATTACTCGCCCGAAAATGAATCCCGCTTCTACGCCGCCTTATCAGAAATCAAACCTTCCCCATCCGCTTCAAAAGAAAAAGAAATCCAAGCAACATTGCACAAAAAACTAGGTGGCGAAATCGAAGTCAAAACAATCGCTGGAAGAATCGACCTACTAACCGACAAATACCTCATCGAAATCAAAAACTATTGTGACTGGAAATGCGCCATCGGTCAGCTCATCGCCTACTCTCAAAACTACGAAGACAGAAAGAAAGTAATGTACTTATTCGATGTCCCAAAGAAAAATATCATCGATCACATTACCGAAATTTGCGCAAAATGCGACATAACCGTCAAAATAATCAAATAGATCTCAACAATTATTCAATTATTGAAATCATGCATAATAAGTTCCAAATAACCTATCCATAAATATATCTATCCCAAAATTGTAATTAAACATCGAATGATGATAATCATGAAACTCAGATACCCGCCTAAATCCACTATGTGCCGCCGCAATTGTATTAATAATCGCCACCGCAATTAATATCTTAACCGTAAACGGATGATAGTGAAGTAAATACGCTGGCAAAATCGATGGGATTATATTTCCTAAATACATATCAAGCGGTGTCATATACAACGCAGAAATACCGACTGGTGCGATGATCTCATGATGTTTTTTATGATATTGATACAGATATTTGGTATGGAACAGTTTATGGCATGCGTAAAACAATATGTCTATCATAGGTATGCTTATCAATAAATCAATAACACATTTTTTTATTGAAAACGCATCTTCATAATCTGCATCATATGCCCCTCCAAATATGCAAAAAGGAATCAAAAATACAAACGTATTCAGCAACACTTGCGGAGTTATCCTTCTATAAGTTGGCATTATATCATCTATTTTATCAAACTGTATCTTCTTTTTGATAAAAATATTATAGTAATCAATAGCGAACATAATTCCGCCAACAAAATAATAAAATAGATTTATGTATATGTAATAAAATAATGCTTCGAGTATCATAATATACTTGGTTAGATTAAAAAATTGATAAATTCATTACTTTAATAGTATCATATCGAATATGATATTATTAAAATGCAATTCGTCCAAGAAACATTTATCGACAACGAATTACATACATCTATCAAACAGATATTGTCACAATCAAAGATTCCGTTCGAACAATCCCAAGTTTACAACGTCCTCAAAGAAGAAAAGGAAACGTCACCAGATATCCGGATGTCGCAATTTCGCACACTGATTGATAATGAGTTGTTCGATATCGGCACAAAAATATTGAACACAGTCAATTCTGATATGCAAAAAAGTAAGTTTATAATCTATGCAAACGACGTAATGCACATCAAATACTCTGCGGGCGGATATTTTAAAGAGCATGAGGATTATCTGAGCGTTAACTCTAATATCGTCGAAGAATACACAATGCTAGTTTGTGTTGATGCAGATTGTGTCGGTGGTGAGACTATTCTGACTTTCAATAAATTTTTTAAGCATAGTAGCAAGATGACAAACACGCCTGGAGGATGTTTGATATTTAGAAAAGATATTCCACATGAAGGAGCACAATTGTTATCCGGAATCAAAGAAATTATCAGTTATAACGTTTGGTTAATCAAAAATGACGCCGAAAATATCATGATTGTAGATTTTGAAAATGACAAACTCAATAGAAAGTATTTTTTATCTATCGCTGACATCATTCGACATCCGTCTAATAATATATTGAAAATATTAGTGAAAACATCCAAAGAAGATGATATTTTTGATTCTAAAGTAATACAATACACTGATTCACATACATTTGAAGAGTTTGCGATCGTTGAAAAAATTATTAATGGTAACGCGGTAAGTTATCAGGAATATACTAAATATCACGATATCATCAAGTATTATTTGTTTGACATGCAAAATATTATTATGAAAGCGATTGAAGGTGAAATGTTACAGGATAAAAAGAATGATGTGTATGTGAACGAAGATTATATTATTTTTGGTAATTCGATAAAGTACGTAAATTTTGTGGAGGATATCAAAAAATATCATTTGCCATATGTACCTTTTAAGATCATGTTCGCTGAAGGCAGTGTTTCGAGCGATCAAGATCAAGGGGAACCGTATATGATCAAGATGACACCAGTTTGGGTATCATTTTCAGAAAATGACAATATTGTTTTATTTAGTAATTTTATGGCGCGCAAAGAGATCCCGCAATCATGGTATTCCGATAAATCTGTTGTCAAGGATATTGCAAAGATTAGGAAAGGCAAGAAAATTTATTTGTCACATCCAGAAATAACCCCACCATCAAGTTCTTCAGATAATGAAGATCAACTTTCGGAATATGAAAGTTCTGAGGATGAACCAAATCGACCGAATGTTGTATTTCCGGAAGGTGACGAGGAAAGTTGGGAATGGTATATGGTTTTTATAAATCTGTTAGGATACATACCTGATTTTGATAATGCAAAGATCGTTAACCTTTTGACAGATAGATACGTAAACGAATTAACACTCGATAAATATGACAACTTTGATCTGGCTGCAAGGAATGTCCCTGACAAAAACTTTAGCAATTACTCCATAGTTAACAACAAACTTGTATTACAGACGCAACATCTTCAATCTATTCTAAATAAAATTAAACAAATAAAATTGTATGAATCTATCATAAGCAAATTGAATGATGTCACGATTTCCAGTGCGCAAAGATCAATCGTCAGTAAGCCAGAAATGTATTGTAACGAATCGGTTTATGGTCGATTTAATTTGATAACTATTTATGGTGGTCTTGTTTGTTAATCAAAAATTTTAATTAACAAGCATATATATCGATCAATTGTCGAAGATGTTTGATAAGGTTATCAAATCCATATTTATAAAATTCGGAATCGTTTAACCTGATTTGGACGGTAATTTGATTATATATATATATGGCACTTTCGTTTGTTTTGAATAGTGCGTCTAATTTTTTGTTCTAGCGTAATCCTCTGAATCCACGTTGAATAAGGACTGAATGAAACATCAACAGTTCATCATAATATGTGCAATTAGGTAAAAAATTTACGATCTCTAACAACGTGCCCATATAAACGTGACTTATCATTATTCTCGCCATTATTTTGTCACAATCAAAATGTCCAGATATTATCTTCATCAGCTCACCAAAATATCTTTTTTCGTGATGTTCCCACGAAGATATCGCAATCTTATACAATGACGTATTATCCTTCGCTAAATCCTGGACGCGCCAAGAATTAAAAACAAAATCTTGGACATCATTGTTTATTTTTTGATTAACGCACAATAAAATCAAATCCATAATTGAATATGTAATTCCAAAACATATGTTTTGGCGACGCAATAATACGCGGATATGATTCCGTGTTAATAGTAGCACCCATATTTATTAATTTTGTTAAACAACTATTGCATGAATCATCATACAATGCTCTATCCGATAACAACTCTGTGAACAATCTATTAATCGTCACCATGTCAAAACCTTTAAAATAATTTATAACAATATCAATCACATCATTCATTATCTCTCGCACATAATCTTCTTTTTTGTCCAAATATAAATTTATCGCAGTTTGTAACATACGATGTTTCGACCAAGTGTTTAATTACTATTATATATTTGGTTTCAAGTAACGAAACAACACTTTTAACTTTATCGTTGATCATGTCACGCTTATTTGTCAATAAATGTGTACGTTCCATATTTGTTAACTAAAAATTTTAATTTACAAATGTACAAATT